ATAAATTGTTTTTTGGTTTTATCTGACATAACATAATCTCTTTTTTGTTTTGTATGTGAGTATTATACCACAAATAGATTGCGTGTCAACACTTTATCGAAATTAATTAAACTATTGATAACGCATAAATACTCGTAATATAAAACAACATTTTGTTATGAAAATTAAAGAATTAGTTGAAACAACAACATCAGCAGGCGGATTTGCTACAGTAGCAATGCCGATGGGTAGTGTTCAAAAAAGACGAAAAGAGCAAAGTATATATAATGAGGATGGAACTAAGTTCGCGTACAAACATATCAACAGCAAAGAAGATTATTTGGAAATGAAGAAGGCATTATGGGATATATTAAAAGACCCGATGTCAATGGCTGACCCAGAAACAAAGGATGTTGCTCAACGTTATATGATTAAACTGAATGCAGAAGCAGAAGAATTAGGATATAGGTAACAATTATGAACTTACAAGACATCTTTGAAAAGAAAGACGACCAAGCAATTGACATCCGAGACCCTGCTACTAAGTGGCTAGTCAAGAAGGCACGTGCTAAGTACGCATACGCAGAAACAGACTTAGAAGCATTTGTACAATTTATGCGCGATGAGGTTGATGCCGAAAAGAAAACCATACAAGCAAACACAGATAACATTGATACAGAACATGTCGTTAATGTACATCAAGAAAAGGTTAATAACAGTCAAGAAAGGCACATTAAAGATTTAGAGAAGGTAGTCGATAAGTTTGATGATATTCGAAAAGACATGGATATGAAAATATCTAAACTTGACCAAGCAACACTTGACAACACAGTACAAATAGGAAGATAGTGGAAAGTTTAAACAGTTACTACGCATTACAAGATGCAAGAGACCAAGTAGAAAAAGACGGCAACGATTGGGATAACATGGAACAGGATGTTAAAGACAAATACGTCGAAAAAGAAATGAAAAAACGTGGGTACTCTAGAGGAGAATATATAGGACAAGGTACATACAAGTGGAATAAAAATTAAACACAACTTTGACCGAAATAATAAAAAAGGTGTTTTTTAAGCACCTTTTTTATTGCGTATACGCTTATAATATGTGTTTTAAAACTTAACCACGGAGGTTACACCATGTCACAAACATTTAGCCCAGACCAAAAGAAAAAATTAGAAATGCTTTTTAAAGAAGGTATTAGCGTAATGTCAGAAGTAGAAGTTCTTAACGAAGGACTTGCGGATACTATTAAAGCGATTGCCGAAGAATTCGAAATTAAACCTGCAGTACTAAAGAAAGCAGTTCGTGTTGCGTACAAGGTAAACTTCCAGCAAGCATCGGACGATTATGACTTACTTGAAACAATCTTAGAAACAGTGGGTCGCACTGATTAATGAATTATAATTTCTTTATATCGCAATTAGATAAAATTATAACCAAGGAAATATCATAATGTCATATGTTGACGCAATATACGATAAAAAATCCGATAAGGTACTAGTTGTAGAAAGAGTTGATGGCAAGCGAATACAACGTGTGTTTAGACCCAATTACGAGTTCTACTACGATGACCCAAATGGACGACACAAAGGTATACATGGAAACCCAGTTAGTAAAGCACACGCTAAAACCAGAAGTGACTTTTACAATATACAACGGAAACATAGTGGTAAACAATTATACGAAAGTGACATCAATGTTGTCAACAAATGCTTAGAAGAAAACTACAAGGGTAAAGACTCACCTAAGTTACATACAGTATTCTTCGATATCGAGACCGATTTTCATAAAGAAAAAGGTTTCAGTCCACCCGAAGACCCATTCAATAAGGTAACTGCTGTATCACTGTATTTGGATTGGACAAAAGACTTAATATGTTTGGCATTGCCACCCAATGGGATGTCAGATGAAGAAGTAGCAGAGATAACAAAGAAATTTGACAATACTTTCATGTTCAGTGATGAGGGTGAGATGTTATTAACATTCTTAGATTTAATCGAAGATGCTGATATTTTAAGTGGTTGGAATAGTGAGGGTTACGATATACCTTATCTAGTAAATAGAATTAAGGAAATTCTACCAAGTGAAGTGAATGAAAAATTCTGTCTTTGGGATAACCTACCGAAGGTAAAGAAATACGAACGCTATGGTTCTGAACATGAAACTTATGCACTTGTTGGTCGCGTACATTTAGACTATATGCAACTGTACAGAAAATACACGTACCAAGAAATGCATTCATATGCATTAGATGCTATTTCTGAATACGAATTGGGTGAGAAAAAGGTTGCGTACACAGGAACATTAGACCAATTGTACAATGATGATTTTGAAAAATTCATTGACTATGCTAGGCAAGATACAATGCTGCTAGCAAAAATGGACGAGAAGTTAAAATTCATTGACTTATCAAATGAAATTGCCCACGCAAATACAGTATCAATTCCATCTACAATGGGTTCTGTAGGCATCACTGAGCAAGCAATTATCAACGAAGCGCATGAACGTGGTGTTGTAGTACCTGATAGAAATCGAGAAGAAGAAAACACACAAGCAGCCGGTGCATACGTTGCGTACCCAAAGAAAGGCGTACACAAATGGATTGGTTCAGTTGATATCAATAGTTTGTATCCATCCGTAATTCGTGCATTGAATATGGCACCAGAAACAATTATTGGACAATTTAGATTAGACGCAACTGATGCGTATATCAACAGCAAGATGGTTGACCAACGCAATGCTAAAGGAAAAATGCATAAAGGAAGTTCTTTTGCGGGTGCATGGGAAGGATTATTCGGGTCATTAGAATACACTGCAGTAATAGAAAAAACACCTGATACACAAATTACAGTTGATTGGGTTAGTGGTGAGGTTACAACACATTCTACTGCCGAATTGAATGACATAATATTTAACAACGATAGTGGTTGGGCACTAAGTGCTAATGGAACTATTTTTTCATTGGAAGTAGAAGGGGTGATACCTGGATTACTTAAACGTTGGTACGATGAACGAAAGATAATGCAAGCCAAAAAGCGTGAAGCAACGACGCCAGAAGATAAAGAATTTTGGGATAAACGACAACTTGTAAAGAAAATTGGACTCAACTCTTTGTACGGTGCGATTCTTAACAAACATTGTAGGTTCTTTGATAAGAGAATTGGACAGTCGACTACTCTAACGGGCAGAGCAATCGCAAAACACATGGATGCATTCGCTAATGAATGTATGACTGGAGAGTACGACTACGATGGTGAATGCATCATATATGGTGATACCGACAGTTGTTACTTCAGTGCTTGGCCAGTAATGGAAAAGGCAGTTGAAGAAGGTGCAGAATGGGATAAAGAAATCGCAACAGCACTGTATGAAGAAATCGCAGACAGACTCAATGTTAGTTTTCCACTTTATATGGAACGTGGGCATAATGTGCCACCAAACATGGGTGAAATCATTAAGTGTGGTCGTGAGATTACAGGATTAAGTGGATTATTCATTAAAAAGAAACGCTACGCAATCATGGTATACGATAATGAAGGCACACGATACGACAGTGATGGTGGACTTGGTAAAGTCAAAGCGATGGGGTTAGACTTGAAACGAAGTGATACACCTGTTATTATTCAAGATTTCTTAAAAGACATTCTTGATTCACTACTGTCAAATAAAGACACAGACAGTATAATTGCCCAAATAATCAAGTTCAAAAAAGAATTTAAAACCAAACCCAGTTGGGAAAAAGGAACACCAAAACGTGTTAATAACATAACTGAGTATAAAAAAATTATAGATACAGAAATTAAGAAAAAGGAATATCTAAATGAACAACTTAAAAAATTCAACAATGATGAATCTAAATTCGAAAAAGACATACCCTTGCCTGTTAGTGGAAAAGTAAAAACTGTACCAGGACATGTTCGAGCGGCTATTAATTGGAACAATCTCAGAAAAATCAACAAAGACAACCACAGTATGGAAATATCCGATGGTATGAAAACAGTTGTATGTAAGTTGAAAGATAACCAATTCGGTTACACTAGCGTGGGTATACCAATCGATGAGCA